CCTGCTACGTTGTCACGATCTAGAGCCTTGCCAGCAGTCATTAGACATCTCATGCTAGGCATCACTTCTAAGGCTACAATAGCGTCATATAGCTCTTCTGCTGTCTTAGCGTCTAGCTGCCCTCTATCGATAAAGAAGCCTATGTAGCGGCCTACAGTTTCTTCCCATGTCTCTCTACGGCCTTCATCGTCCTGCCATCTAGCGTATCGTGATGCTGCTATGAACTTCTGATAATTATCCAATCTGTTTAGTCTCCTTAATAGTCTTTTTAATAGCGTTCTTAGCTTGTTCTTCTAAGGAGTCCCGCATCGGTAGGGTCATATCCCCTCTACTTAACCCGCTCATATACATCACTGAAGTTCTTTGGTTGTACGCCTTGCCGTTACTACTCCACATACGATAGTATTCCTGCTGGTAACTGAACCACTCAGGCTTGTACACCTCTTGAAATTCCATAGGCTTTACAAGCTTACCAAGTAGAGGCACCTTCTCGGCCTGTAAAGTAGGAATAGACATTGAGACAGCAGCAGCTCCAGCAGCAGCCGCACTTGATGTTTTTATGAAGTCTCTTCTGTTCATATGTTTAGGCTCCTTAGTCTGCTCTGCTTACAATGATGAATGTGACGATGAATAGCACTATAGCCAACACTGCAGGTCCATACAAAGGCAGCATAATTAACCACCAGCTCCATGTTATCACGTTAGTTAGCTTAAGCCCTATGAACAGCACAGCTAGTAAGCTTGGTAGTATTCTAATCATTAGTCTTCTTCCTCTTCAACGCCTACATCGACAGCAAGCTCTTTAGTATACTCAATGGCTTCGTAATCTGCGTTGGCCTCTACTTCGTCTTTCCAAACCTCACGAGCATACTGTGTAGCGTCATAAGCATCCTGTAGCTCTGCAAGCTCATAAGAGTCTCCATAACCTGCATTAGTTCTAATTATCCACTTCTTCATCATACATTCCTCTGCGTCATTTCAGTCATTGCAATCTCTTCCTTAGCCTTCAAAGCCTCTATCAACCACTCCTGATACTTACAAGACTTCTCCAGGTCTTCAATGCCTCCTTTGTACTTGTAGCGATGCTGATACTTAATCATGTTACCCTCACAATAGGCTATGTAGCCTTCCTCGCCTAGCTGCTGTCGTATGTAGTCTATACATTCTATGCCGCCATTGTTGTAATGTGATGGGGAGTCTATGACGTCTTCTGTAGGTACGTTAACGTAGGCAATCTTGCCAACTCCTAAGCCTGTAGCGATTGATGAAGCCATTGTATCTAAGCGCGCTCTAGACGCAGCAGTTAATACGGCATTAGCAGCTTTTGCATTTCCTAACATCGAAGTTGTGTCACCTGCATAGGCAAACTTAGACGCCTTGTCCCACTCAGCCGGTGTAGCATCGTTTAGCGTCTTAGGGCGTATGTCTCGTAGGAACACCCAGCGCTCTTCACCATCAGAGAATCTTACTCTAGGCTCTCTGTCACCATCATCCTCTATAATAGTTCCGTAGTCTCCATTGCTATACTCTCCCAAGTGTTCAGTACATACAATAACAACTGTACCAACGTCCATGCCGTCATCAGGATTAATCTTGCTCATCTTCTAAGTCCTCTGTCAAATACTCTAGTTTAATTTCAACTTTGTCTTGGAAGCGTTCTATAAGGTCTTCAGAGCTTATCTCCAACACTTCCATTAATGTAATCTCATCAAGCAGCTTTAGACGGGCTATAACGTCTTCGAATATCATAGGCATTATTTTATAGGCTCCGCATAGAACCAAAGACATACAAAACCTAGTAAGATACTAACAAGACCCCAAGCATCGCCGCCGACATACTGAGCATTTCCTAAGGCTGTATTAGCTACCCCACTTATTAGTAATAATTTATCAATCATCCGTATTTCCTCTGTAGGTAACTCATAGACACAGGCAGCTCATCAAAGCTTCCGTTGTTCACTTCATTCAACATCCAAATACCTCTCCAGCTTCCGTTAGTCTGTGGTGTTAAGTATTCCTCATCGTGGGCGTAGAAGATGCCTACAAAGATTCCTGTTACGTTAGAGTCATCAGCTCTTTTAGCGTAAGCAATGTCTCTGTCCTGTACATGTCCCATTACACAACTCATCATCTTCTTAGTGATCATAGCTCTAGCAGACGATACAGGTCTACCCATGACGCCAGAGGTGAAGTAGTGTGAATAGCAGACGCCATCAATCACTTCAACTTGTAAGAATGGTATCACATCGAAGCCTAGTCTGTCAAGCTCTAGATGCTCCAGAGACAGTACACCCTCTAGCTCTGCCTGCTTATTTACAGCCCTGTCTATTCTGTCCTCGTGGTTGCCCACTGTGAAGACCAGACGAGGCTTCCATATCTTATGCTTGTTAGTACGTAGACGCTCCTGCTCGTCTCTGATGGGCTGTAGAAACACCTCCATAGCCTCTATGCCTGCTTTAACGTCTGCTAAGTAGCGGCGGTTCTCAAAGCTCTTAGTACCTTTATCGTAGCTAGAGAGGCTGGGGAAGTCCCAATGGTCTCCTATGTGAACGATGACGTCTGGTTTAGTGTCTACAGCGTATTCCCCAGCCCAGCGTAGATGCTCTGTTGACTGCCCTGGCTTAACTTGCGTGTCTGGTATGATTAGATGTCTCAATTATGATTCCTCCGTCTGTATAGCTTGATTTAGATACTCTCTGAGGGTCTCTTGTTCGCTGTAGTTTAAAAGGATAGGCTCATCTTCTCTGTCTCTATAAAATATCTTAAGATAGCCACCCTGATCCAGTTGTATAGAAACCCCAATACCTAACGCGTGTGTAGTATCTGCACATGTGTCTACTAGTTCACTCAATGTAGATTCTCCTTAGCTCCATAGCTCTCTGCACCGCGTTATAATCCTCAGCCAGTCCTAGTCTCTCAATTACAGAGACACCAGCGGAAGCTATAGCTCTTCCTGTTTCTTCGTCTAAGAACATAACAGCCTGTCCTGTAGCTATTCCGAACATAGCGACTAAGTCGGTTATAGCGTCATCTTCCCCTATTAATATGCTCTCACAAGCTCTCATTAGGCTCGCCTTAATCTCATCCTTGCCATTGATTTCTGATACGCTCATCGTAGTCCTCCTCCGCTCTTAGTTGTGCATGACAGACAGTACAATGAGTAGCTGTAGCGCCTTCGTCATCGTCCCAGTAGTCGTTGCAGCAGTTGTCACATTGGCTCATTGTTCTTTCTCCAGTTCTTCTATCACCTTGCTTCTCGTTATAAATGGAAGAGGACTATCTTGTATATAAGCTAAGTTGTAATCTCTGTAGGTTATCAAAAGCGCCTCTAAAGCCTCTACTCTTTCCTGAAGTTCATCTAGTCTGTGTGCTTTTCTAAACAACTTCATTGTTGTTTCTCCAGCTCGGCTAGTAAGTATTTTGCGTACTCAACAGACGCTGCTGCCACCTGCTTAGCTGTTGCAATACACTCTAGATCACCTGCTAAGTGTCCCTGCATAGCCAACCCTGCAAAGTGTTCCAGCTTAGTGAGTCCAAGGGCTGTTCCCTTTGGCCAGCCTGTGTAAGAGTTAAAAGGGTGACCTTCTACACCTCTTGCTGGCATTGCTGGCATCTCTGAATTCTTAATACTCATTTAGCAATCTCCTTAGCTTCTCTATCCGCTTTAGTCTTAGCATCGTGACAAGGCTTGCACAACACTTGTAAGTTATCAGCCTCACAGAACAGACGCTCTACAAAGCCTGGTAAGTCTCCGTAGCCTTTCAAGCTCCCTGCTGGCTTGATATGATCTACAGCAATCTCCTTACCCTTCCACCACTTCTCACACTTCTTACACTTATACTCATACTTGTGTCGCTGTCCTGTGACAGTCTTAGACGCTGCCTTCTTCACTTGCTGTATAACGGGATAGCTTATTGTAGCTCTGCGTAGTACAGAGCGTATGTATTGCCAATAGCGTGCCTCTGTCCATGTACCTCCAGCTCTCGTGCGTTTAACTAGCTGTTTAGGCATCTTCGTTGCCTTTGATAATTGCTACCCTTACTTTAAAGACTTCAAAATCTACTAAGCACTTTTTCCTGTACTCTTCTGCTAAATAAGCTTCTTCGGTTTCTCTTTCGTTCATACTACCTCCTGATTAGTTGTCACTTGCTCTGCATTGAAATACTCCTGACACTCTGGAGCTTTGAACTGACACACAGAGTTCCATTGCCCTTGTGTACATCCTTGTACTAAGAACACTACACATATAACTAGCTGTTTAGGCATTGTTAACCTCTTTAGCTTTTAAATCATTAGCAAGTCTTATCACTGTCCAACCATCTGTGCTTTGTTCACGCCCTATTAAATGAGCTTGTTCAGACTCTTCTAAGTATTCACGTGCAGCGTTGTAGCCATCATAACTGTAGTTAAAGTGTTCTCTAGTCATTAGATTCTCCTCGTATGCTTAGCTTGTCTAGCTGCTCGTCAAGGTCTGGAAAGTGAGACCCTAATGAAGTACCAGGCTCCTCCAGCTCTTTCCACAGCTCACCCTCTAGAGCCCCTAGCTGCTCTTTAGTTAGCGTCCAGTTTATGTCGTAATCACCATAGTGTACAGACATGTTCTCAATAGCCTCCTCAACTGCTGGTGTCTCTAGAGTCTCTGCCTCATACGGCTGATAGTCTGCGTAGACGCTCACCTTAACCTCTATATACGTATCAATATCTATGCTAGTTCTAGGTCTCATTAGCCTTGCTCCTTTGCTGGTTGTTGGTGCTTAGAAAGTATCACCGAGTTTTCATGGCAAGTTTGAAAGTCAGAGTAATCCGGCTCATTTACCTCGTGTGTTGGGGCTACGCTCTTTAAGGTATTAAGGCGGGTGATCGATGCAGATAACTCATTGTTAGTTGATTCAAGTGCAGCCTCAAGCTCGGCTATGCGCTTTTCCAGCTTCTCTATGACAGCGACAGATCGTGGTTGATTACAATTGCCGCACTTGTTTACTGGCTTTAAACATCTGCTGCAAAATTCTAATGTGTCACTCATTATCCTTCCTCCTTTTCTGGTGGGGTGGGTAGGGGCATCCAGTGGGTTGCGCTGTCCTCGCACAGTCCTATATGTAATGGATACTCAGCACCTCGCCTAAAACGTGAAACTTCTAATGCCCAATCAGGGTGGAACAACAACACTGAATCGGCAATCTCAGGCAACCTATCCTCAACACTCACCCACTGGCTTTGAGCCTCAAGCTCGGCTATGCGCTTATCGCGTTCTTCAACTTGGGATACCAGCTCACGAGCAACAGCTATAACGGCTTTGATTCTCTGACTCATTAGCCTTGCTCCTCTGTTAAGCTACACTCAGGCGGCTCCCACAACTGCCCTTCCTCTCTCTGGAGCCACACGAGTCTAGCGTTCTCTAATGCTCTATCCCACCCTATCTGATCTACACAAATCTCCCACAGGTCTCCTTCTTTAGTACAGCCTTGCAAGAGGTCTCTAGCGCCTACATTGCCCATCCCGTCAACGCCTATGATGTTATCTACAGTGTCTCCTACGATGATCTGAATGTAGAAGTTTAGTAAGCCCTCCCAAGGCTGTATAGTGTATTCAATGTTCTTTACAAAGTTGTAATGAACTCCAGGTATCTGATCAAAGTCTTTGTCTATCGAGGCCATTACAGCCTTTCCTAGATATAACGTAGAAGCTGCTGTGGCTATAGCGTCATCGGCTTCACAGCCATTTATAACCACAGCATCGTATGCTTCTAGTAGATGTTGTCTCACCTCCTCAAGTAACGTTGGCCTGCTGTTAGGGTCTCTATTGCCTTTATA